TTGTAAACGCCAAATACGCTGCTTCCTCATCATCGGTCATATCACGGTTTACGCCGTCAACATTTATTTTTAATGTCATAACTTATACCGTCTTTGAATATCCGTAAACTGAATACGTACCCGTAATTGTGCCGGTGCTGGTCAACAAACTAAAACCGTCGTAAGAAACGGTTTGGTCGTGATAAGCCCACGAAATAAAAATAGTTGTCGTATTGCTCGACCTTTGGTTATTTGACATAATCGGCGTTTTGGCTGCGACAAACGGTTGAAATAAATAGGCCTGTATGGCGCTTGGCGCTGTTGCGTTGCCTGCACCTAACAAATAATTATCGCGTTGGGTTTGAGTAACGGTTGATGAACCGCCTGACGCTTCAATAGTTTGTCTTTTATATGAATTTGCAGTTGAGTTATCTACGCCGCCAACACGCAAACGCAACTGAACATCTAATTCGACTGACGCGTCAAAAATAATATTTAAAAGATAATTGGTATAACTGGAACTAAAGACGTTATTGACGTTGATTGTTGAAGCGGTCGTAAACGCTGTTTCGGCTTTAACACAAACAAGACCAGGCGTAGTACCTACTGTTTGCCACGCTGCGCCATCGTAATATTGCGTCGTGTTTGTATCCTCAAGATATGCAAACTGACCTTCGGCCAAAATTTTTTCACCTGTACCACCAAACGCCGCATTACGTGTTGTAGCGCTGGCAAAAACTGGAATACCAGTGTTAATTTCCGTCTGTTGTTGCGCGGTTAAAATTTGTCCTGCTGTAAATGCTGGAACTGATGTTTGCGTGTTTGGCATAAGTACCTTTTAGACTATCCTAAGACGTTTAACGCGTCTAGTATCCCGTAAATAGCGTCATCTAAAATCAGTTCGTAAACAATGGTTGTAGGCGCAGTAAAATATAAAACTTTATGGCCTGAACTTAGGTCTAAAACGTGTTCGATACCTTCTACGCTTAATTCTTGCGCCAGTTCGGTAGTGCCTACGCCGCTGGTAAAAGTCTTTTCTATGGTTATTGTTTGGCCTATGTCGACTGTCGCTAGCGTGTCTTTTTGGGCTGTAGTCAGCATATTAAACGACGTGCCAACAGACGTATAGCGGGCTTCTGGTTCGCCTTCTAACAGATAATCGGCTAGGTCAGCGGCTGCCGTGTCATTGTGCAAAAGGCTGTTAGTAATGCTTGTAGTTTGTATAAAATATTTGGCTTGGCTTGCTAAGTCCTCTGCTGTTTGCGGGCTGTTGCTACCTAAAATTTGTACTACAGCCCTATTTATTACCTGGTCAGCTTCAAACGTTATACCTAAAGCATTGTATTTAATGTTTGTGCCGTCGTCGTGAAAGTCAGCAACCGAAGCGCTAAGCGTGTTACCTATGCGCGGCTGAAACGTTAAAACGCCGTCGCGCGACATAAATAGTCTGCCTTGTTCAGCGTCGTTAATTTGGCTGCAATACGAAAGCGCGTTAGTCCCCTGCGCTACGGTAAACGCGGACGCACCGCCTAAAGTCGCTACCCCTGTTGAAATGTCCCTAGCTGCTGCTGGAAAATTGACTTCTGGTAAATCTAAAACGTTTTCTAAACGTACGTTAGATAGTTCCTCGTCTACGTTGTATTCGTTTAAAAATGTTTGGCTTAATAAATAAAAATCGTCAGCGCAAAAAACGGTAACGGTATCTATACCGCCTAACGCAAAATTATAATTGTAATTTATAACGTAACCTTTGAAAAGATATTCGGCTGCGTTGGTGCTGTCGTAGCGCACTAATTCGACTTTACGCATAGGCGCTAAACCTGGTTGCTGTGTAGCTTCCGACCAATAGGGCGAAAGTTCATCGAACGGGTTGAATATGCCGCTGGTATCGGAAAGAGTAAAAGACATAGTGCCAGCGCCAAACTGGTCGCCTACGTCCTCACGGCCACGCTTTACCCGCACGTTTATGCAACCGTCTAAAACGGCTGCAAAGTTAGTAGTACCGTCTAAAACGTATTGCGTATTATCTAAAACGCCTGCTGTAGTGTCGTCGAGTGTAAAGCCGTCTTGAATAAAACCCGTGTCTATAAACAGTTCGTAATTACCCGAACCAACTACCGCTACGCCAGCCATTACGCTATTTGCAATTGCAGCGGGCCGCTTAGACGGTTATAGGCCCGCAAAGCGTCGTTAATAGCTTCGCCTACTTCGCCTTTAGTGGCCAGCTGGCTATTTACGTTTATGGTTACGTTGCCTAACGGTTGGCCTTTGTCTGTTGGTGCGCCAACGGGTATAACGCTAGGCATAGTCGGCGCTGTCATTGTCGGCGTCGTGCTAATTGCGTTAGTAAATTCGCTGCTAATACCTTTTACGTCAGCAAGGTTTATACCTTTTTTACCTAGCTTGGCTTGCGCTACAGCCATAGCAGCTTCGACGCCCGCTAAGTATTGTTGGGCGTTAGATACGCCAGCGGCGTAAAATTTGTTAGCCGACAAAATGCCTATTTGTTCAGCTATTTTGTTTGTTTCCTCTACAAGTTTGTTAGCGCGTAAAACATTTTCACCAGACTTTAAAAGTTCTTTGGCGATAGCTGCGCCGCTATCTATGCCCGCGTTGATTACCTGCTGTAGCGCTTCTTGCGATAGGCCCGTAGCTAACAACTGTTCTACTAAATCGGCAAACTCTTTAGCTTTATCGGCTTGTTTTTGTAGCGCACTAAAAAACGTGCTGCCTGCGTCCTCGCCGCCTTCCTCGAAGGCTGCGCCGAAATCTAAAGCGCCTTTAATTACGTCGGTAACTGAAGTAGCAAAATCATTAAAAGCGTCTTGGGCTTTTTTAAGTCTGTCTTTGGCTGCGTCTAACGCTTCGCCCATTTCTTTATTGAGTGCAGTTGCAGCGTTTTTAACGGCTTCAGTTACTTTGTTTACTGCGCCTTTGCCGCTACCTTTTTTGTTTTCGTCGCTTGCTAAACCGTCTAAGTCAGTTGTAACTTTTTTAATTACGTTGCCAAAACTATCTAAACGATTTTCGGCGTCTAAAATTGTTTGGTTCTGGCTTAAAACTGCGCCTTGTAAAACGCTTACTTTATAGGCGAAACTGTCGAAGCTTTTTTCTATTGCGCCAATATCTATAAACGTGTCAAAGGCTTTAGCCATTGTTTTTATGGCGTCTAGCGGGTTACCTGTAACGAACTGAAATTGGGCTATAAGTACCTGGACGGCTTTATATACAACGTTTGCCATACGTGCCGCGTTGACAGCAATAAATTTAAACGCTTTTACTAAACCTTCGCCAGCGCTACCAGTTTCAGCTACAGCCTGTTGAAGGCCTTTGCCTAAACCCTGTTCGCCAAACGCTGTTATAACCCTGTCAACTGCTGGCAATACTTCGTCGTTTAAAAATTTTACTAACGTAGAAAAAACAGGTAACAACAATTCGCCAATTTTTGTTTTTACGTTTTCGAATTGTGCGCTTAAAATACGTTGCTGGTTTGCTAGACCGTCTGAAGTTCGCGCGAAATCGCCTTGCGCGTCGCCTGTCTGTTCATAGATTACTTTTTGTGCCGCTAAAATTTTTTGCTGCGCTGTCAATGCACCGCTGCCGCTATATATGCCCAATTCCATAGCAGCGGCTTTTAACGTTGCGTCGTTTAACAAAACTCCAAAACGCCTTAACGGTTCAGCTTCACCGCGTAACGCAGCGCCAATAGCGTTAATGGCTTCGTCTGGCGTAGTGTTATTAAAACTGGCTAGGTCAGCAGACAAAGAAATAAAATCGGTTGTAAACGTCGCTAACTGGTCGCCTGCTAAACCTGCAGCTTTACCAAACGTGCCGAACGTGCCAGCAGCCGCTAAAACTTGGTTTTGACTTTGCCCGATTTCACGCGCAGCAGTTTTAGCAAAATCGGTTACAGCTTTGCCCGCGTCCCCAAAAATTACGCTTATTTTGCTTGTGTTTTCTTGTAAATCGCTGGCCGCTTGAATAGCTGGCATTAGGCCTTTAGTGAATACAAGCACCGAACCAGCAGCCGCTATAAGGCCTGGCACTACAGAAGCTTTAAGAATATTGCCTAATTTGCCAGCTGGCCCGCCAATACCTTTTAATGCTTGCTGCGCTTTGTTTAACCCTGTGTCGTCAAACGTTGAAGTAATCGGTATGTTAATTGCCATAGCGAACCTTCAACTTTTTATTTAGGGTTTTGGCTACTTCGTCGACAATTTGTTTAACCGCATATTGCACCGTGTCCCTATGCTGTTCTACTGCTGGGTCTATAGCGCGTGGCTGGTAACCGACTTCGACATTTAGATTATTAACAAAATTAGTATTTTTTGTTTTAATGCCTGCGTGGTCATATATTGCGCCTGCCGCGTCCGTTTGCTGCGCCACCATAAGTTGATAAGGCCTAGCCTTAAAAGTTACGCTATGGCTTTCACGCGGGTTATTTTCAGCGTCAAATTTGTCTTTAAATTGAACCGTACCGCCTTTGCTGGCCCGTCTACCTACCTTAATTTTTAGGCCAGCTTTAGCCGTTTTGTTAGTCCAATAAACCTCGCGGCCTTTAATAAGTTTGCCGCGAACCATACCCGATAAAGGCGGGACGTCGC